CTACAATTAAATTGTATTCGGGTCCCGAGTACTTATACATAGTACACAAAAGGCCTGGACTTACCTTCATTGGTAAGGTTACACATGAGTCTTCTATCCGTCTATTAAACGTATATACGATTCATCTACTTCCGTAGAATCCTCCGTAACTATATGTAAGTCAACGAGGTGACAAGGACCAGGCTTATTCCACATATCTAGTTGACGAGAAACATCTTTAAGAATGTTTTCGTAAGCTTGGATCGGATCAGTCTGATTATTACCTGTCCAACCGGATATAAATGAAGTACCTTCTGGTACTTTCATGCACTCGAGAATCAAATCTCTAAGTGTGATTAGGTCGAGCATAGCTTGATCCCAGTCTTCATCACGGTCAGGAAGGTCCATCTCCTCTCTCATTTCTTCGAGAGGGTCTTCGACCATCATATATGCATACCAGGCAGGAGACACTCTGATCAAGAGTGCCGAACTTATATATCTCATCAAAAAGAGTATAATAGTCCGTAAAGAGGCGCCATCCCAAACTACAATATCGTAGATCAGGCGACGTAGCCCTCCCCCATGGCCCAGCCCAAAAGTGGCAAAGCCATTTCCGGATTCTAAGAGGCTATACCGAAAACAATTGTCTTCGAAGTATAGCTTATCTTTCTGCCATTTGGTGTATATACTACTACGGTCTTCGATGTGCCGGATCATAAATGATCCCAACACGATCTCTCGTAGATTAGTAAAATACCATGGTACTAGTAAACGTAACCATAACTCGAGGCTCTCGCCTGACGAATGGGTACTACAAGTACTTAGGCCCGATGGTCCTAGGACCATCAATATAAATATTAGTCTTAATCTGTCTGAAGCTTTACGCTTTAAGAACGGCATTAATCCTAATATATTTCTTACGCTAGATAAGGAAAGAAAGTATCCTTTCTCCCTCATTTCCATAAGTAATGAAGGTAGATATTTGTAGTTTCTTACTGTAACCAAGATATTACCAGCACCAAGAGGAGTAAAATCCCCTAAAGTACTGTGTATCCATCTTTTGGCGAACTCAGCAGTAGATCCTTGATGAGATTTCACAAGGTTTACATCTACTCCGAGAACTTCCATGATTGCAAGGTAGGCTTTCGCCACCGCATCATCGGCAATAACTATGTCATCACCTAGCACTGCATAATTTGTAAAAATGCATTTACAACCACTTCTCTGAGCCGCTATCTGAACTATAAGATGGTGGGTAAGAGCTAACATCCCGAATGAGCTATAACAGCCCATGGGTTGCCCTACTGAATATCTGATCGGTGAATCATCTAAGTGCCAAGGTCTATCTAAGATAGCCCGCCACAAGTCTCCTCGAACACCTAAAGTGTTGAGGACTTGGACTTGCAACTGAACAGGTAACCTGTCGGTTGCTGCACTAAGATCGAACGAGTAAAGCACGTGCGACGCACGATTTAAATCGAGAAGTCGTCGTAATGGTTTCACCTGGTTAAAGGTTCCGTCCATCGGTAATTCTTTTAAGAATGCCGCTATAGCATTATGGAGAGGATGAAACACAACTTGTGTCCACCAATCTGTAATAGCTATAATACGAACTTTTCCTCGTGCCTCGTTTAGTTTAACTAAACGTCCCAAATAATTTGGGAAACTCCCCGATATTACCATGATAGGTAAGAGGGCCATTCCTATAAGTATCAATCCGAGATGCCAAATGAAAGTCATATAGTATCTATTAGAAATACAATACTTCGCCCAGTTATACCACACTCGTGGATAACGGACATAAGCTATTGCATCTAATGGAGCACCATATGTAGCTTTTGCATAATTAGGTCCAGCAGATTCTGATATCGTAAAGAGATCAGGTTGCTGTAATCGTAAAGATTTTAATCCTAATGAGTGTAATGCTCGAACTATCTCATATTGAGGTAGTGTACAGCTGGTCCCTTTGAAGGGATCGGTTATAGTACCCAGTTTTAACACTGGTCTTGCACCCATTACTCGGTAGATTGATAGAACTGTTAGTACAGCTCTAATAACTAATTTCCCCTCATAGGAATCTCGTAGCTTTCCAGCTATCATAGATTTTCTAAGAGTTAAAGGAATTAATTTGGGTAAGCCTTTCCCAGTAATGCTTATAAAGATTTTAGATCTATTATAAGATTCATTACCAAGCCAACATACAATAGCACGGGATACCTCAGCAAGATACTGAACTAACCACGTGGATCCATTATGTTTCCATAATGTTTGGACTCTATTGCACATTGGTAGGAAACCAAGTTTCCACATATGTGATAGACCCATGAGCCAGACTGGAATTCGAAAGAATGGTAAGACCTCTTGAGGTCGAATCCATCTTTTAAGCTCCATTTTGAAACCGGCATTATTCATGAAGTTGTTTGTCACAATTTTATGTTAATGTTGGTTATCAACACGTCGTACTCATGTCCTCTAAGTTTAGGGTGTGAGCCTTCTTAAAAAAGGGCTTCGCCGGTTGGAAAAGCTATTAGGTCATACTTAATGTTGACGATGCCATCTCAGCATCATTAGTTCCGCCACAGTAGTTAACCACACTACCGCTGATTACCGATCGGTTATAAATAACCGGAAAGTAATAGGCTTATGGAGTCAGGAACAGGTACCACTAACCTTATGATTAGCGTTACGGCCCTTTGAGGGG